GCAATCTGATTGAGAATTTCTTAAATCTCTCCAAAGCCGGAGATGCTATCTCCGATTACAACGCTCCTACTAAGAACTACTATAAAGATTACATTGCAGACTTCTCTGCAAATGTTTACTCTGGATACAATCTTTCCTCTGGTATCACTACCAGTGGCGGTTCTACTTGTGTACCTAGAGCATCTGGATTCTCGACGGACTTTACTCCAGTTACAACTGGCGATGGTCTTTTTGGACTTGACTCCCAGGACGTAACCTTCTCTGTTCTCGGTAATAAGACCTTCACCCTTGGTGGTGGTGTTGACTATTCCGCAACAAACGGAATGAAGGCAGAACTTTCTAGCCTCATCACTTCTTACGGTCTCTTCGCCAATAAAGATGAGATTGAAGTCGATTATCTAATTATGGGTCCTGGTTGTACCAATGAGTCTGATTCACAGGCAAAAGCAAACTACATCATCTCTCTTGCAAATGCAAGAAAAGATTGTGTTGCGGTTGTTGGTCCTCATAGAGCAAACTTGGTTAACATCACCAACACCACGACTCAAACAAACAACTTAATTAACTACTTTGCTCCACTTCAATCGTCTTCATACGCGATCTTCGATAGTGGTTACAAGTATCAGTATGACAGATTTAACAACATCTTCCGTTATGTACCATGTAACCCAGATGTTGCTGGTCTGATGACTCGCACAAACTTGGTTGCATTCCCATGGTTCTCGCCTGCCGGACAACAGCGTGGAGTTATCAACAACTCGGTTAAACTTGCATACAACCCAACCAAAGCACAAAGAGATAAACTGTATCCTAACAGAATTAACTCCTTTATCACCACACCTGGTATCGGAACACTTCTGTTTGGAGACAAGACCGCTCTTGGATATGCCTCCGCATTTGACAGAATTAACGTTCGCCGTTTGTTCCTCACTATTGAGCAAGCACTTGAGAGAGCAGCACAAGCTCAACTCTTTGAACTCAACGATGAGTTAACGAGAGCAAACTTCAGAAATATCGTTGAACCATTCTTGCGTGATATTGAAGCGAAGAGAGGACTCTACGGATTCTTGGTTATTTGTGATAGTACAAATAACACTCCTGATGTTATTGATAATAATGAGTTCAGAGCAGACATCTTCCTGAAACCTGCTAAGAGCATCAACTACGTAACACTTACTTTCGTTGCTACCAGAACTGGCGTCAGTTTTGAAGAAGTAGCAGGTAGAGTTTGATTATATTATTATCTAAATAACAATAAGGAGAATTAAAAATGGCACATTCACTTACCGACTTTAAATCAAAACTTGTAGGGGGCGGCGCACGCCCCAATCTATTTGAAGTTGAAATCACACCTGGCGACCTCCCTACTGGGGTTGCCAAATATGATGGAGACGTTTTTAAATACATGTGTAAGGCAGCAAACCTTCCTGCTTCTAATGTAGCTTCGATTGATGTTCCTTTTAGAGGACGTACTTTCAAAGTTAATGGTGATCGCACATTTGATAACTGGACCATTACCGTCATTAATGACACTGATTTCAAAATCAGAAGAGCATTTGAAGAATGGACACAGTTCGTTGCTAACTATCAAGAAGCATCTGGTGCAACCAATCCCCAATCTTATATGAGATCTGCTACCGTTAAGCACTTAGGCAGGAAAAAGTCTAACATTGGTTACGGCGAAAACAACTCTAAAGGTGAAGGTCTTAAGACTATTGCCCAATATAAATTTGCGGACATCTTTCCTGTTAATGTTTCTGCAATTGATCTTTCTTATGATACCACAGATACTATTGAAGAGTTTACTGTAGAATTTGCAGTTAACTACTGGTATCCTGAGCAGGTTTGATATCTGGTCTAAATAGTCTAAGGAAACTTAGATTCATATAATCATGTCCAAGTTATTTGGGTTCTCAATAGAGGACACCGAACCACTATCTCCAAGTGCAGTCAGTCCCGTTCCTCCTAACAATGAGGATGGGTCTGACCACTATATGAGTAGTGGTTTTTTTGGTACTCATGTAGACATTGAAGGTGTTTTTAAAAATGAGTTTGAACTAATCAAACGATATCGTGAAATGTCACTTCATCCAGAAGCAGACAGTGCAATTGAAGATATTGTAAATGAGGCAGTTGTTTCAGATTCCAATGATAGTCCTGTAGAAATAGAACTTTCAAATTTAAATGCCAGTGATGGTATTAAAACAAAAATTCGTAAAGAATTTAAATATATTTTAGATTTATTGGATTTTGATAAGAAGGCACATGAAATTTACCGTAACTGGTATATTGATGGTCGTATCTATTATCATAAAATTATTGACTTAAAGAAACCCGAAGAAGGTATTCAGGAGTTACGTTATATTGACGCTATGAAAATGCGTTATGTTCGACAACAAAAGAAAAAACCTAATGATGGTACTGGTAGAAATAATTTATTAGTTAATTCTAGAAATGATAATCCTATGGATTATGACTTTCCAGAAATTGAAGAGTATTTTATTTACAATCCTAAGACTACATATGGGGGAAACCCTATGCAGTCCAGTGCAAATCAGGGAATTAAAATTGCTAGAGATGCAGTTACATATTGTACCTCTGGTTTAGTAGATAGAAATAAGGGGTCAACTCTTTCATATCTACACAAAGCAATTAAGTCACTCAATCAACTTCGTATGATTGAGGACTCTTTGGTAATCTATCGTTTGAGCAGAGCACCAGAACGTAGAATTTTCTACATTGATGTTGGCAATCTACCAAAACAAAAAGCAGAACAATATCTACGTGACGTTATGATGCGTTATCGTAACAAACTCGTATACGATGCGAACACCGGAGAGATTCGTGATGACAAAAAATACATGGCAATGCTTGAGGACTTCTGGCTTCCCAGGCGTGAGGGTGGAAGAGGAACTGAAATCACCACTCTCCCTGGCGGACAAAACCTGGGTGAAATCACTGATATTGAGTATTTTAAAAAGAAACTCTACCGTTCACTTAACGTCCCTCCATCACGAATGGATGGAGAAGGTGGGTTTAACTTGGGGAGATCTTCTGAGATCTTAAGAGATGAACTCAAGTTCACTAAGTTTGTTTCTCGTTTAAGAAAGAGATTCTCCAACATGTTTAATGACATGCTGAAGACCCAATTACTCCTGAAGAATGTAATTACTCCAGAAGATTGGGAGATTATGAGTGAGCACATTCAGTATGATTTCCTGTATGACAATCACTTCTCTGAATTAAAAGAAGCAGAGTTGATGAATGAAAGATTGACTCTAGCTGCAACTGCAGAACCATATATTGGTAAGTATTACTCTCAAGATTATGTTCGTCGTAAAATCCTACGTCAAACTGATATGGAGATTATTGAGCAGGATAAATTGATTGAAAATGAAATTAAGAAAGGTATTATTCCTGACCCTGCAACTATTGATCCTTCGACAGGATTGCCCTTTGCACCAGAAGGTGCTGGTGGAGATTTAGGTGCTCCAGTGATGGAACCCGAAATAGATGGATCTGCAACAGAAGCACCCGAATTACCCAAGGGTGGCGAAATATAAATAAATCTAGTTGTTTACTATACAATTCCAAATGGATGACCTTTTAGATATGATGATTGCTGACGAGTCACCATCTCAAATCAGTGATGCTCTCAAAGATATGCTATATACGAAATCGGCAGAAAGACTTGATGCTTTCCGTCCGATAGTAGCAAATGGTGTGTTTGCCGGAGAGGATCCTATTGAAGTTGAAGTTGATGATGAGGAACTTGAGACCAGTGATGGCGTTTAATATAAATAAATTATACTGAAAGTTAGGAAAGATGAAAGTCTTAGGAGATGCCACTGCGTTGGCAACAGGCACAACCAAATTTAAAACCTCAACAGCAGTTTATATTGGCAATACTGACAATACAAATGATTATGATGTGACTGTTCGGAATGCCGCTGATGATGCAGACCTAGGATCTATAACAGTTCCCGCTGCAGGTTCTCTCGTTATCCACATAGATATCGGTCAGGGTCTGAGAGGTAATGCTGCGTTAAAAGGAACTAAAGTTAATGTAGACGCACGCACTTAATTTCAAGTAAAATAATCTACCAGTCAAATGAAACTAATCAGAGAAGAAATAGAATCAGTAGAGTTTCTTGTCGAATCTAAAAACGGCAAAAAATCTATGTATATTGAAGGAGTGTTCCTTCAAGGAAACATCAAAAACCGTAATGGTCGTATGTATCCGATGGAAACACTTCGTCGTGAAGTGGGTCGCTATAATGAAGCGCATGTTAATGCTGGTAGAGCACTTGGAGAACTTGGACATCCCGATGGACCCACTGTCAATCTAGATAGAGTTTCTCATAAAATTGTATCACTTAGAGAAAGTGGATCCAACTTTGTTGGAAAAGCAAAGATTCTCAGCACTCCTATGGGTATGATTGCACAGTCACTTATCGGTGAGGGTGTAAAACTCGGTGTTTCTTCTCGTGGTATTGGTTCATTAAAGCAGACCCGTGAAGGTGTTAATATCGTCGGTGATGATTTTATGTTAGCAACTGCTGCTGATATCGTTGCTGATCCTTCTGCACCAGATGCTTTTGTTGAAGGTATTATGGAAGGTAAGGATTGGGTATGGGATGGAGGTATTCTTCGTGAGAAGTTTGCTGAGAAGACATACAAGCAAATCAATACACTTGTAGACCAAAAACAATTAGATGAGAATAAGTTAAACTTATTCAATGACTTCTTATCTAATCTTTAATTTTATAAATAAATATAGTTTTAATACGGAAAAAACGGAGAGTTCAAATGTCTCGTGGTAAAAAATTACAAGAAATGGATGTAAAGACACAGCAATCCCGCACCGCTGTTAATGCTGGGGCAAAACCTGCTGATCCCATGCCTACCATGGCAGATCCAGGAACCCAGTTAGCAAGTGTCGAGGATCTTGGTGGTCCTACCCCAGAAAATTATAAGTCAGATGACGATTCAGCGAAGCTGAAGACACCTGGTGGAACCCTTAAGCAAGTTAAGGATGTAGTAACTAAGAGTGCTGGTAAAGCAGATCCCATGAAAGGCATGAAGGAAGAAGAAGAAGTTTCTACCGAAGAAACCATCGAAGAGGAAGAAATTTCTACTGAAGATGTAGTTTCGGAAGAAGAAACAGTTGTTGCCGAGTATGATGTCGAAGAAGATGTCAATGCTCTCCTCGGTGGCGAAGAACTCTCCGAAGATTTCAAAGAAAAGGCAAAGACCATCTTTGAAGCAGCAATCAACTCTAAGGTTGCTGCCGTTAAAGAAGAACTGGAAGCACAGTATCAAGAAAAATTGGCAGAAGAAATTCAGTCTGCTAAAGAATCCCTCGCTGAGCGTGTAGATTCTTATCTTGAGTATGTCTCTGACGAGTGGTTTGAAGAAAACTCACTCGCCATTGAGGCAGGTCTCAAGACTGAAATGACCGAATCGTTCCTTGAAGGAATGAAGGGTCTTTTTGAAGAACATTATGTATCAATCCCTGAAGATAAGTATGATGTGCTTGAGAGCATGGTAGAAAAACTTGATGATATGGAGACAAAACTCAACGAGCAGATTGAGAAGAACATCAATTTAAACGGTCGCCTCTCCGAAGCAACCGCCGATGGTATTCTTGATCAAGTTTCTGAAGGACTCGCGTCTACTCAGAAGGAGAAACTCGCTTCACTTTCCGAAAGTGTAGAGTTTGAAAGTGAAGAACAATATCGTGACAAACTGGAAACCCTCAAAGAGTCGTATTTCAACTCTAAGAAAGAGATTTCCAATGCTAAGTCCGAAACCCTTTCTGAGGGTGTAGATAGTGCAGAGGGACTTGAATCTCATTCTGCATCTATGTCAGCATACCTGAGAACCTTAGGTTCTTTCGGAAAGCAAAACTGAATTTAACATTAAATCAAACGTAAACATTACACTTTAAGCAAATGTTCCAATCCGAACAGTTGCAGGAAAAGTGGGCACCCCTTCTAAACGCTGAAGGATGCGATAAGATTCAAGATTCTCATCGTAGAGCTGTTACCGCTGTCCTGCTCGAAAACCAAGAAAAATTTATGCGTGAGCAGTCTGCCTTTGATCAAGGCGGAATGCTTACCGAGCAACCAACGAACCAAGTAGGCAACGGTGGATTC